TAATTCTCCAGACTTAATCTCTAGCTCTTTCTGTTTAATCTGCACTTCCATTTGCTGCATCTGTTCTTGCGGCGATGGACCTTGTTGCTGTGGTGCATTTGCTGGATTAGTTAGAAAATCATCAACATTCTGGAATCCCATTGCTTTAACAAGTGATGCTCCAAGGTTATACATATTCTGTTCATTAACAATACTAAGTCCACCCTTCATTGCTTCTCCTGCAAACTGAAGCATCCTGGAAAGGTGCATCATTTGTTGGTCCTTGTTACCACTGCCCAAGGCAACAGATACGGTACAATCATACTTGTCGTTCCACGCATCTGGACGTACTGGTATCCACTCATTTCTTAGATTGATTACTCTTTGATGATCTTGATTCTTCATTAGAAGTTCATAGATCGTTCTCATTAAATCTTTCACGCCAGTCTCTGCAAAGTTCCTAGCAATGAGTTCTACGCGACTCTGCGCTGCTGACATGACAGCATTAACAGCAGTAGCCGTGGTATGTGATGTAAGGGCATTCTCGTTCATACCCTGTGACATCTTAGATACACCAGCCCTGGATTCTCTTACTCCATCTAGGTATTCAAGCATTTGGAATGAGTATGGTTCAAGTGCAGGGGTGGTCAGTGGCATGACAGCATTAGGAGATTTAACCCTGACTACACCGCCTGGTCTTTGCGTGAGCAAATCATCCAAATTCGCTTGCCCCTCTAGGACTGCGTACCTGCCAAAGTTCATGTTGTACATATTGTCCATGAGATTTCGCATCAAGGTGCTCTTCATCAACTGCAAGTCCATAACCAAGTCTGCCATTGACAGACCAAAGAACTTGTGCGGAATCTTTACTGGAGTAATCGAAACAAATGGGATAGAATCTATCTCGTCATTCTGAAGAACATAACTTCCTACAGTACATACCTTCCTGAGTTCTGTAATACCATCCCCATTAAAATCTGTTTTAAGAAAAGACTCATGCAGCCAGTACATCCTTAAAGCCTCTTCTGATTCTGACTCACCTAGATTAAAATTATAGCTATCATCAAACTCAAATCTTGAATCTCTTTCCCCAGTGTAGGTAGAGTCTTCATCGTTTCCTAAATCTTCTGGACCAAGATTATGCTCTGGATACATCTCCCTCAGTTCAGATAAAGTCTTCCTTACCCTGTGACAGACAAACCTGGCGTTCTGTATTTCCTTTGCATCCCTTGAGATCAGGAACTCAGAAGGCGGAACATTCTCTATCTTTACCCTTCCAGTTTCTCTGCGTCTTGATATAACTACATCATTATATGTCTCTATATCTTCTGCGTATGGAGTATGTTCAATAACTTCTATATCTGGATTGCTAACAAGAACCTGAAGCTCCATATCATCAAGATGAGTATACTCTTCTCTTTGGGACTCTTCGTAATCATCCCACCATACCTTGACTATTCCATTCTTACTTAGTAGAGCATCAGTGAACCATGAGTACAGAATTTCCCAACCAGGATTATCCTTAGTAAAAACATAGTTCACATAATCCGTGGCTTGTTCAGCCATCTTTACATCTTCAGGACCATGAGGATTAAACTTGACCATCTCATCACCAGAAGCAAACACCCTCATTAGAGAAGGTTTGATCCATTCGATTGTATCCTGAACAGTAGAGTCTACGAACTGGCTACGCCCTTCCACCTCATTCCCAAAGGGCTGACCATAGTAATACTCCATCGCTCTCTCACGATGTTCTGAAATCTTATCACCATAGCCAAGAGCATCAGTAACTTCTGTCTGTATTCTTGCTACCAGTTCTTCTTCAGTAATCTTTGCCATTAAATAATTCCGTAGTTCCTATATTCAACATCTTGTGTCCATGCTGGGTCTTTTCCCGCAACTGCATATCTTTGCGATTGAAAAGCATACCTTGTCGCTGACATTAGATCGTCCCTGAGAGGAACCACCTTATTATCCTTCCTATGATACATCCTGAACTCCTCAAACCAATCAGAAAGTGTTGAAAATACCTTGAATTTACCACCCTCTATGGCCTGTAACATAGCCATTAAGCCCTCTTCTATTGAATTAGAACCCTTATTATTACCTAAAGCAGGTGGATTAGTGAAGTGTTCTAGTAAAAAGTTACATCCTAAGTTCCTATATTGGTCTGCCAGACCTGGATTACCCATAGAATCACGCCTATTTCCATCATGTGGGTAGGCTATAGGGATGAAATGTGGCCTTGACCTGATTACCGCAGAGTGGACAGAGGGACTGGCTTTTGATGCCCTATAACAGTCATATATGTAGAATATCTCTTCCTCAGTATTCAAAGCACACCATACAACAGCAGTAGGATGGTCCCATCCAAAGTCTATTGCTGCTATTCTAGGCCAATGATCCTCTATATTCAGTGGATCTACCATTATTTTCTCTTCCCCAAAGGGGAATATCAGTCCAGAACCGATAGAAGGTCTACCATTCTTTCTCATTTCCCTCTCATGTGGGCTATATGAGGAGAGAATCTGCTCCATTACAGTTTCATTTAGGTGACCTTTCTCCCCATTCATAGAGGAAATCTTCTCAGATGCGTCATCCCATGTCGCATTTGTAAGGGATTGTCCTGATTGAAGGTTATTCAGGAAGGAAGCAACTGTCTCTGTCATCCCTGCTTCCGGTGTAAAGGTCATATAAACCATACCTTTACGATCTAATGTTCGAGTAACTGCTTGACTATAGATTTCTCTTGATGGTTCCTCGTCCAACCATATGCAATCTACACTCCTACCCTGCCATTTCTCTACACCCATCTCGTAGGCTTTGAAGAATAAAGAAGAGTTCCCACCGCTAACATGACGAATGAGAGCCACACTCTTCGCGTTAGGTACTCCAGGTTTTCTCTCGGTCTTTATTATTAGGTTTTTCGGTATAGTACCGGAACCGAAAGCCTCTGGATCATCGGGGGAACCCAATAGCTCAAACTGTACAATGTCCCTTGTCGTTTCATTTGAGACACCACCAGCCCAGGCTATGATAGGTTGCCTGAATACTCGCCCTTCCCACCAATCTGGATACAATCCAGTAAGGTGATAACTCAGCTCCATGCTACCGCAGAAACTCTTACCTATGCGGTTAGCCGCCATCAGGAGCCTCTGGTTGGCCTCTGAGCCTGTTTTGTGGAACTTTAGCTGGTAGGGGTAGGGGTCGTAAGAATCAATCCTAGAATAGCGTTCACGCTGTCGCTGCTCCCTTAAAAGCTCTAGCCTCCTAGTGTTTTGTGAGAGCGTCGATTTCCCTTTGGATTTCTTCATTCGACATCTTTTCTATATTGGTCTGTTCAATTCTTTCTACAGGTTTCAGACCGGCCCTGTCCAGTATGTCTTTAACTGCTCCCAGTCTAACAGATTCACTCTCCGCCTCTTCCGCCAGCTTTGATAGGATGTTAAGAGTAACTGGTACTTTGTCTGCAAGTACCTTTTGAGTCTGGTCATTAATCTCTTCCCTTAATAAGTTTTTAAGTTCGTATCCTTTCTGCTTGGCAGTCTTTTCAGAATAGCCAGCTTCCACCGCTGCCCTAGAAGCGTTACCAGTGAGAGAGTAATACTCAATGAATTTCTCTTGTCGTTCTGTCACTACCTTCCTCTCCCTATAGAGGGTTGTGTCCAAGTTCTTGCTGGTGCAGTAAAACTAGATAGATGCGCCTGCTCACGAAGTCTTTGAGCATTAAGTTCTTCTTGGCGTTTTCTTGTTTCTTCCATAGACTTAAACATATCAGCCATTTGTTTTGCAAGTAAATCATCTGCTCTCTTCTTTTCTGCTGCTGCTTGTTTTCTGGATGCTTCAGCTAGTGCATTTAACCTGGCAGCATCTACTGCTTGACGTGCCTTTGCAGCCTCTTCCTTTTCCCTCTCTCTTGC